TGTGTCCTACTCGGTATAACGGGTCATTATCGCGAAAAAGCTGGATTTTTTCCGCATCGTGGGTTAAGCAGGTGTATCCCCTGCTTCGATACCTCCCCTGCGTGATAGTGCTTTTGCCTAAATACAGTAAATATCGATGCGAATTTCTTTCCCCCGCATACCTATTGCACACTATATCTCCCCGCTGAAATTCAGCCATTTTTAATCCTCCCTTTCTACGCATTTTTTCTCGCCGTTATTTTTATACTCCCTTATACGGGCATTCGCCCTCTGTGTTCCCGACCACGCCGCACCGTATCAATGCCCTGCGGCGGCCACATTTGCGCACCTCCTTGCCCTCCAGCTCGCAGAAGGGGCAAGGATTTGAAAAATCGTCTATCACCAGTGATTCAAAATCCTCCTTCGGAAATTCTGGCATGGGCATCCAGTGAGTAACCTCGGCGCGTCCACGATGGATAAAGTGGTCGATTGCCAGATATCCTTTGTCGATATTCCGCACGCCATTTTTACTTCTGGTAGCCACCAGCACTTCCACTTGGTCTTCAGGTAGCCTATCCCTCACGCTTATCCATTCCATTTTTCCCTCCCTTTGCTCGCGGAGGGCGGCGATTGCAAGCCATAATGCATCTTCATAATTCAGTTTGTCTTTATTTTGATATCTGTAATCCCCACATGATTCATCAAACTGCTTTTCAAGTATTTTTGCTGCTTCTTCGCGTGTCATTCCTCATTACCTCCCTTTTTATGTATTTTTCTCGCCGTTATTTTTATATTCCCTTATACGGGCATTCGCCTTCCGTATTCCCGACCACGCCGCACCGTATCAGTGCCCTGCGGCGGCCGCATTTGCGCACCTCCTTGCCCTCCAATTCACAGAACGGGCAAGGGTTTGAAAAATCGTCTATCACCAGTGATTCAAAGTCCTCGCGCGGGCAGATATAAAACTCCTTGTCTATCCGCGCCGAGGTCTTAGGTACGGCGATAATCTCGTAAAATCCCGCCTGACGCTGCAAGGCCGTCACTTGCTCCGCGTCCCGCCCCTGCAAGAGGTGCTGTGAAATCGTGGTGGCTGCGCCCATCATCAATTTTGCTGCGTCCTCGTCCTCTCGGTGTAGCCGACCGGTCTTGACCAGCACGTCACCGAAGCCGATTACGGAAGCAAGGGTGATGATAAGCTCCTTTAAGTCCTTGTTGATGTATGCTCCCATAGATACTCCTTTATCGTCCCTATCGCTTCTTCCGCGCCCCTGCAAACAACGGCCTTATAGCCCTGCCCCGCAAGCGCGATTATCCACTCTTTTTGGTTGTCGCTCACCGTACCGCCCTTTTGCCGCTTTAACTCGATATACAAACCGTGATACCCGCCACGCGCCACGGGCAAGCACATATCAGGCACGCCCGCTTTCACGCCCTGCGCCTTTAACGCGATTGCGGTCTTAATCGCCCGCTTGCCGCCGTTGGGTATGGCGTACAGCAGCCCCAGCTCGGGGCGGGCGGCGGTCTCCATTGCCGCCCATTGAAAGATTATCCGCTGCTCTGCGTCCTCCAAGGGCACGGTTGGCGGTGTGTATGTGCGTCTCATAAGCTCCTCCATGCCGCAGACCGGTCGGCATTCGACGCGCGGCTGTCCGCCTCGTAAATCGGCAGCACCCTGCCGTCTATCCGCATCCGCACAAATGCGCCTTCGGCTTGCATGCGCCGATACGCCTTGTAAAGCTCGGGGTAACTTTTCGCCGTGCGCAAACACCTCGTTGCGCCGTTGGTTATCTGGATAATTTCAAGTGTCGGCATACCTAATCACCTCCCAAAAGGTCGTAACCCATCCTGTCAAGCTCTGCCGCACTGTATACGCGGCTGTTCCCTAAATCCCGTTGGCGGTTAGGGCGCGGCGTGGCGGATTGCTTGCGCTCCGCGTCCTCCTTTGCGTCTTTTGCCGCCCACGTTAGGATTGTGGCATAGTGGCTCTCATAGTGCTTTTTAGGCTTATTTTTGAGGTACTGTGATAGCCGCTCTATGCGTTCCGCCCAGTCTGTGAGGCGGTTTTTGAGTTTGTCTAACTCTGCGTCCGTTAAAAGCACATTGTCAAATTCGCCGTAGGCGTGCTTCGCGGGCGCGCTATCCCTCTTGGATTCGGATTCGGATTGTATTGGATTGGATTGGATTATAGCCGCACTCTGCCGCGCTTCGCCGCAATCTGCCGCAACTTGCCGCAAGCTGTCCTCCGTGGGTTCGGGGTACTTGGGTTTGCAGTCTCGAACTCGCTGATGCTTGCTCCAATTTGGGAAATAAAAGTAGGGTCTCCCGTCTATCTCGTAGAGGGCGATGCAGCCTTTATCCGCCAACGCGCGGAGGGAACATCCAACGTCTTTAACTGTCAACCTTTCCCGAAACGGGAAGATGCGGCCTCGTATTACGGCAGGGCGGGCATCTCCGCGCCCTGCATCGTCAGCCTGAGTAATCAATCCTATCCAAAGCCGAAACTCAAAATCTGAAAGGGATGCTAACTTTTCGCTTGTCGTTATGCTCTCCTTTATGATTCTGTTCGGCATAGTCGCACCTTAAAACGGCAAATCGCTGTCCTCGACCTGCTCCCATTCCTCCACGGGCGGCGTTGCGGGTTCGGCCTTGGGCGACAAGAACTCAACCTCGTTTGCGATTATCTCGGTCACAGTCCGCTTGCTGCCGTCCTTTGCCTCGTAGCTCCGGTTACGCAGCTCGCCCGATATAAATACCTTGCTGCCCTTGTCCAGATAGCGTGCGCACAGCTCGGCCAGTTTTTCCCACGCTTGTACGGAGAAGAAGTCTGCCGCGGCGTTGCCCTGTGCGTCCTTGTAGCGGCGGTTTACCGCCAGCGTAAAGCTGCATACGTTTTTGCCCGTATTGGTCTGCCGTATGTCGGGGATTTTGGTCAATCGCCCTATCATGCTCACATGGTTCATGCTTTTATCCTTTCTTGCGTCCTGTATCCGCTTCCCACCTGTCCACCAGCCCCGCCAATTCAGCGGGGCTCAGGGTCTCTATTCCCAGCTGCTCGCAATCCTGCACCACAAGGTCTATCAAGGCCGCCATCTGCTTGCGGTTGTATGTGCTGCTGCCGTAGTACGCGCGGAGTATCACGCTGCCTCCCGTATCCTCGTCCACATCATCCACAAACCAGCCAAGACCGTACTGCTCCCACACCCGCTTGAACGCGGGGACAGCGGCGGCATTGATTACGATTAGCTGTGATATGCCCAACTGCTTGACCGTGTTGCGATATATATCGGTGCTGCTAATCCCCGTCGCGTCTGCCAGCTTGCCCACCAGCACCCACATATAGGCATTTGCCGATAGGCTTCTCTTGGGCTTATACGGCTTTATGGTCAAGTCAAGCTCGCCCTGTGGGATATCTTCGGGGCGGTCGATGTCAAACGACACCGACCATTGCCCTGTGGTAAAATCGCGTGATATCTTGCAATTACGCGCTCGCATTGTCCGGTCTGCTCTGCGCCATCAGCACGGCGACTTCTGCAAGCTGCTCCGTGGTAAGCTTTTCAAGGGGCTTCTTGTACCGCTTATAGCACGATGCATCTATCAGCCGTGCATCAATCCCGCTTGTGGCTATGGCCTTTAGGTACTGCGCCCGCTCAGGGTCAGGCTTGGCGGGGATGGGGCTATCGACTATCCTGTCGCCCTCATCCAGCTCCGGCGCAAACTGCGTGCCGTATCCCAGCATAGCCAGGGCGCGGCCTACCGCCTTCGTTTCGGCCTTTTCGATGTAATCGCCGAAGTCCTTTATGCTTTCGCTGCCCGTTCCAGTTGACTTCACAAGGCCGTTTTCGTCAAGGATTTCAGCCTTGAAAATGCAGTGCTTTGCCTCAGTGTCGTGGGCTATCATCTGCGTGGTGATTGCCCACAGTGGCTTATCCTCCCTAAACCAAACCAGCCGCCACATGACTTGCAGATAATCCTTGCCTTTGAGCTGTATCAAGTGGTCATTCGGGTTAAATTTCCTTGCTTCCATCACTTTTTATCTCCTTCCCAATTCTCAACGGGTGTTCCCGTGGGGTACTCAGGGCATTCGCCCTCCTGCATTAACCACCATTCCATGTCACTTCACCAGCATTGACTTTCTTTCCGCAATCTCCGCGCACGGGCATTCCGCGCCGCTTGCTATGTAATTTTTTACGCCCGTCTTATCTATGGTGTAGGCCACTTTAAGCAGGGCGGGCGCATAATCCTTAGCCCATGCCTTAAATACCGCCTCGTCCTGTATCTCCACGGCTTTAGACTTGCGATAGCTGATAGCCACACGGGGGCTTTCAAATTTCGCGCCGTCAAGTGCGTGGTCAAGGTATGCTTTGAGCCTTTCGGCCTTGTTTTCAAGCCTGTGCCGCCTTTCGGCAAGGGTCTTTTCTTCCTCGCGCATGGCCGCTGCTTCTGCATCAAGGTTCTTCACCCAGCAGCCCACATTTTCAATCTTCTTGTCGCGCTCCATTGCCAGCGCGTCAAAGCGCTCAATGTCCTCAATCTCGCCATCCTCGGTGATAAGGGCTTGGATTTCCTTATCGATTTCATACAGTGTCATTTCTCCGTTTCCTCCTTTAGTTTGATTATCTGTGCTTTTAAGACTGCATTCTCTGCCCAAAGCTCCATCCGCGTCTTGCCTGGATTCATCACGCAGTCCATAATCATTCCCATGATTGTGTTCTGCATCGTGCGCCCCTTCTGAGCTTGTTGCAACTGCCTGTACAGGTCTTTTGATACCCTCAGCGTGATTTTGTGCGGCCTGTCATGCGGCTCATGCCTGCGGGGCTGTTTGGCGGCTATTTCGGGGTATGCGCCTTGCCATGCCTTGATGATGGGTTTATACAGCGTCACGCCCGTCTCGTCCGGCTTCTTGGCCTTTGAGTAGTTGCTTTTGTCAAACTTCGGACAAACCTCCCGCCCGATTCTAACCAGGCCCTTCGCTCCGCCCGCAACTTTTTCGTAGGCAACAAAGGGTACGGCTTGACCAAAAGGCAGACGATATGATATACTTTCAGCAGAGGGGGTTTCCCCTGCTTTATCGGTGCCTGTCGGTGTTCTAACTCCCCCGACGGGCTTTTCTTTTGCTTCCATGATTTTTACTTCCCTTTCTTCGCGTCCTTGCGGCAGATGCTAAAAGCAATCGCCAGCAGTATAGCCTCGCCAGCTACCATGTACACCCATAATGCGATATGCCATACGTTCATCTTTTCTTCCGCCTTTCTGCGTCTATGTGTGCCGACCGCACCCAATACGCTTCTTTTTGCCCGCGCAGCTTGTCCTTCCTTCTGTCCGCCACGGCGCGGGCGATAAATTCAGCCCTTGTCAGCTTCGCCATAGCTTACCTCCCTATAATGGCAAAATCGGGGTATTTCTGCTTCCTCGTCCTGCCCGTCTCTGCCATGTGCGCCATGCTACGCACCATCACCAGCGGCTTTTCCCCGCCTGCGCCCGTAAGCCGCCCGTCGGCCAGCATCCGCCGCACGGTGACGGGGCTGACATTCAGCAGCTCGGCGGCCTGTGCGGTGGGGACATACTCCCCGTGCGCCCGTACCATGCGCTCTTCTACCGCTGCAATGGTGTGTATGCGCTCGTCCACGGCCTGCTGTATCATCTCGCGCAGCATCTTCTCCAACTCCATTTTGCTTCTCCTTTCCTTCCATTTCGCAATCGCAGCGCTCCCCGCTGTCAAGATTCGCGCCACAGTCTGGGCATGTCCTCATTTTTATGCCTCCATTTCCTTGATTGCCGCTTTCGTCTCTGCCATCATCATGTCTATAAAATCTTCAACTTTCATGCCGCACATAACCTCGGCGGCGCTTATCCATGCATATTTGAGGACTACAATGCGACGATCTTCTCCACACCTGCGGTTGTTG